ACTGAGCATCAAGCCTGATCCCATCCCCTGCCGGTGCACATCGAAAAGCGCACCAAGCATGGCAGATTGACGACTTTCCAAGGAGTGTGAACTATGGCCAAAGGCAACGCGATCGCAGCGACCAAGATGGAGGACGACTGGAAAACCGAGTCGGACCTTCGCACCATGATCGAGTACGAGGCGATCTGCAAGGATCCCAAGCGCATGGCCAAAGTGCAAGCTCTGGCGAAAAGCCGAATGATGGAAATGGCATCCATTGCCACCGAGGGCATGGAAAAGTCCTGATCCATCGCACCCCCCAACCATTGAAGGAAAAAGCGCATGAGTGCTGTAGCTGATACCCTGGATAAAGACGTGTTCTCGACCCTGACGCCCGAGGAACAGGCGGCGATCAACGACCACGAGTACACCCCCGCCGAACTGGCCGCCCTGAAGAACATCGCGGGCGACACGGCCGCCGATGACGGCGCGGCTGATGGCGATGACGATGGCGGCGCCGACGAAGTTCTCGACGCCAATGGCAACCCTGTCCCAGCTGCTGCTGCCCCGGCCGGCGACAAGCCCGCCGATACCCCTGCAGCGCCGGCCCAGGCCGCGGCCGCCGACACCCAAGCCCAGGATGTCACCCCGGCGCCGAAGGACCAGCAGGCGCCCGTGTTTGTGGCGAAGCTGCCCGACGACTACCAGGCCCGGGTCGACGCCCTGGCCACCAAGACAACCGAACTGCGCGACAAGTTCAAGGCCGGCGACATCGACCTGGACACCTTCGACGCGGAGAATGCCGCGCTGCAGTCCGAGCGTGATGACCTGGTGGTGCTGCGTGCCAAGTCCGAGATCTCGCAGGACATGACCCAGCAAAGCGCGCAGCAGGCCTGGGCGACCACCGTCAACACGTTCTTCTCCAGCGTCAAGACCAGCGGCGGCCCGGACTACATGGCCGACGAGGCGCGGCGCAATGATCTGGACCTGTTCGTCAAGGCGCTGGCCAATGACGATCGGAACAACGAAAAGCCCATGGACTGGTTCCTGACCGAGGCGCACAAGCGCGTGCAGGCCCTGCATGGTGCCCCCGTGCCCGCGCCGACACCGACACCGGCGCCCGCCAAGGATCCGGTGGCCGAAGCGCGCGCCAAGCGCACGCCGAACCTGGAGACCGCCCCCAAGACCCTGGCCCAGGTGCCTGGCGCCGATGGCCCTGGCGACGTGGGATCCGAGTTCGCCCATCTGGATGCGCTCGAAGGTGATGCCCTCGAATCCGCCATCGCGCGCCTGAGCCCGGCGCAGCGCGAGAAATACGCCCGCGGGGATTGATGGCAGGCCGGAACACATCGACGGTGTGGGACGTGAAAGCCGGGGACGTGCTTGTCCTCGGCCCTTCGCGAATCCAGATCACGCTGCTTCAAAAGAGTGGACGCCTGGCGCGCCTGCGAGTGGTGGCGCCGGCCGATCTTGAGATCAACAAGTCAACTGAAATTTTGGAATCGAGCGCTTCGGGTTCCGTACCAAGCATGCGAAATTCACCCCGTCAGTGAAGTAATCGAATTGGGCGCATGACGTGCTCTTTTGAGTTCAACCTTAAAGGAGTGGCAAATGGCCCGTACGATCGTAGGCGTCAACGACGCAAAAGCAGTAAAGCGCTGGGCCGGGCTGTTGGCCTATGACCAGTCGCAGAAGTCCTACTGGAATCAGCGCTTCATGGGCCGCGGTGCCGAAGCCGAAGTTCCCGTTCAGATCCTGACCGACCTCGAGTCGGATGCCGGCGAACAGATCGCCTATGACCTGCTGGCCGAACTGCGCATGGCACCGGTCGAGGGCGAGGACGTTCTGGAAGGCAAGGAAGAGGCGCAGCGCTTCTACACCGACACCATCTACATCGACCAGGCACGCTGCGGTGTGAACACCGGTGGGCGCATGACCCGCAAGCGCACGCTGAACAACCTGCGCGAGAAAGCCAAGCGCCAGCAGTCCAGCTGGTGGGGCCGCCTGCAAGACGAACTCCTGTTCATCTACGGCGCCGGTGCGCGCGGCGTCAATGCCAACTTCCTGGTTCCCCTGGGCTACACCGGCCGGGCGAACAACGGCCTGGTGACGCCCGACAGCAATCACGTGCTGTACGGCAACGACGCCACCGCGTTCAACAACATCGACGTGAACGACAAGTTCGATCTGCGCCTGATCGACCGTGCCAAGACCAAGGCCGATGCCCAGGGCGGCGGCGCCACGAACATCCCGGTCCTGCAGCCCTGCAAGATCGACGGCATGGAGACCTTTGTGTGCGTGATGCACACGTTCCAGGAGGATGACCTGCGTTCGAACACGAACACGGGCCAGTGGTTGGACATCCAGAAGGCGGCTGCCGCCTCGGAAGGTCGCTCCAATCCGCTGTTCAAGGGGTCGCTGGGCATGTACCGCGGCGTGATCCTGCACAGCCACCGCAACGTGATCCGGTTCAGCAACGCTGGTGCTGGCGCGAACATCGAAGCGGCCCGCGCGCTGTTCATGGGCTCCCAGGGCATCGTGGCGGCCTACGGTTCGCCGGGCACCAACCTGCGTTTCGACTGGAACGAGGAAACCCGCGACAACGGCGACAAGGTGGTCATCACCACGTCCTCGATCTTCGGCACCAAGAAGGTCACTTTCACCACCGAAGCCGGCGCCCAGGACTTCGGGATCTTCTCGCTGGACACCGCTGCAGCTTCGCGCTGATCGGCGTTCACATCAAGTTCATAGGAGAACGACATGGCTTTCGCAACGACCAACAACCACACGTCCGGCCGCCTCCAGTGCCGGTTTCCCAGCGGCCCGGAAGTCGTGTCCGAGCGTTTTGTTCAGTCCGTCACGACCGGCGATCTGGCGCTGAACAACTTTGGCTGGATCGGCATCCTGCCGGCCGGCTGCGTGCCTGTCGGCGTGCGGGTGGACGGCTCCGACATCGATTCTGGCGCTGGGGCGGCTGTGTTCGATGTCGGCATTCTGGATGCCGCTGAAACGGCATTTTCCGTTGCTGCGGCCGATGGCGGCGGCACCTGGGGAACCACTGGCTCTGCTGTGGCCACGGCCTTCGACAAGGACCTGACCCGCACGCTGAACAACATGGCGAACGTGGCCAAGTCCGCTGTGGATCGCAAGATCGGCATCAAGGTGGCAACGGCTCCCAGCACGGCAGTGGCCGGCACGCTGGGCCTCACGCTGATGTACCGCTCGGGCGACTGATTCGATTCCTTGGTGGGGTAACGCGCCTGCTTGGCGCTTCACAACAGGGGATGCCATGTGCCTCCCCTGTTTTTTTTGGGACGGAGTGAACAATGAAGCTGCAGACCTCGATCAAGCCCCGGCGCGATGGTGTGGTGAACCTTACCGGCGTGTCCGGCCGCAAATACGTGTTTGTGGCCAACGCTGATGGGGACTTGTGCTGCGAAGTCGAGGACCCCGCGGATCTCGCGCGGCTGCTGTCCCTGGGTGACTTCTTCCCGGCTGACCAGGCCGACAACGAAAAGGCGATCGAACTGCTCAAGAGCGCGTCCGGTGCCGGCCAGGCCGACGATGACCTGGGCCCGGACGAGGATCTGGACGACGATGACCCGGTGGACATGAATGCTGCGCCCATCGAGGGCGCGCCGGCCGCGCCGCCCATCGAGGGCGCTGCGCCTGCCGCCCCTGCTGCGCCGGCGAAACCCCGCAAGAATCGCCAGTAACGCGCCATGCAGAAGTACCAGGATTCCATCGTCAACCCGGACGGCACGGCCCTGCAGGGGGTGTCCGTGCGGGTGCAGACCTACCCGGGCGCCGTGGATGCCACGATCTATTCGGACGATGGCGTGACGACCAAGGCCAACCCGATGACCACGGACAGCCTGGGCGCGTTCTCGTTCTACGCGGCCGATGGGCGGTACCAGCTGGTCATCAGCGGGCCGGGGATCTCGCCTCGCACGGTGACAGACATCCTGCTGGGCGACGATCATTTCGAAACGTCCGGTACCTTCACGTTCACGGACGCCTCGGGCGGATCTGCAGTACCAGGGTCCAGCGGATCCGGCAATTGGGTGCGCCAGGGCTCAATGGTCTACGTGTCTGGCCAGTGGAAGTGGAACTCCAATAGTCAAACAGTCGCTGCTGTCCTTGACGGGTTGCCGTTTCCTGCGCGTTCTGGCATGTTTTCTCAGTGCTTGGAAGTGGCGTCCCAAGGGAACACCGCCTATGACGGAATCGGCGGGCACAGTCGGCTGTTTGCGCGTATCGGAATCGGTGAAACCAAGATCTATTTTTCGTGGACCGACATTCCAGCTGCTGTTGTTCAAAAAGGCTCATTGGACATTGCTCCCGTCCACATTTGCGGCTGGTACCAGACGGAACCGTGAGGACGCCATGACCATCGTCGTGCACCCAACATCGCCCACATTGCTGCAGCGCCTGGTGCGCTGGCTGCGTTCGCTCATCGGCAGGTAGGCCATGCCCATCGTCGTATCGCCCGTTGTCGCGGATGTGCCATGGTCCGATTGGTTCAAGGATCTGCTGCCGCACGTCCCCGGGTGTCCCAACATCCTGGCCGCGCATGAGTTGTTGCGCGCTGCGCAGGCCCTGCTGGTGCAAAGCCGCGCCTGGCAGGTCACGCAACCCGAAGTGCCGATTGACGCAGCCCAGGCCATGGAAACCATTGCTGTGGCCGGCGCGCAACTGGTGCGCATTGAAAAGGCCTGGTATGACGGCATCCGCATGGACATCCGCACGACCGAGGAACTCGACGCGCAATTCTCCGATGACTGGCAGATCCACACCGGAACGCCCAAGGCCCTGTTGCAGATCACCCCCGGCGTGGTCCAGCTTTATCCGATCCCGATCGTGGCCGCGACGACCGGCCTCAAGCTGCGGGTGTCCCTCAAACCCAGCGACACCGCCACCGGGTTGCCCCATGACATCGCGATCAAGTACCGCGAGCCCATCCTTGCCGGCGCCAAGGCGCGCCTGATGGTCTACCCGAACAAGCCATGGAGCAATGACAAGCTGGCCATGTTCAACGCCGGGATCTTCGACAACGGCGTGGGCACGGCCACCATCGAGGCGGCGCGCTCTTTCGGCCGTGGCCGCATTGCCTCTCGTCCAAAGTGGTGCTGATATGACGCCCCAAGAGATCATCACCGATGCCCGCAGCATCCTTGGAGACACCGACACGGCGGCGCCGCGCAACAGCGACACCGAACTGCTGCGCGCCGTGCACGATGGCCTGCAAGAGATCGCGCAGTTCAAACCGTCCGCATTTTCGGACCTGTACCCATTCACGTGCGTGGCGGGTGTCTGCGAGCAAGTGGTCGACCTGGATGACGCCAACAGCCTGCTCGATGTGGTGTCGATCCACAACGGCGCCGGCCTGACGCCCTTTGACCGCGCGACCATGGATATGTTCCGGCCGTCCTGGCGCACCGATGCCCCGGGCCCGGGCCAGCAGTGGGCACCGGTGGAGAGCGATGCCATGCGGTTCTATGTGTACCCGGCACCGCTGTCAGGCCAGGTGATCGACCTGCGCGTGGCACGCAACCCCGGAACCTATGGCCTGGCTGACCAGATCCTGTACCTGCCCGAGTCGTACAAGCCGGCGCTCGTGGACTACGTGATCTACAAGGCAGAGCTCAAGGACGACGAGAGCGTGCTGACCCAGCGGTCTGCCGCGATGTACATGGCTTTCCTGAAAAAGATCGGAGTCCCCAATGCCAGCGGCGCTCAATAAGAACAACGCCTATTCGACCCTGGCCGGTTCGCTGACCAACTCGTCATCCTCGATGACGGTGGCCACCGGCCATGGCGATCGCTTCCCCATCGTCACCGGCTCCGACTGGTGCATGGTCACGCTGCAGGACGCTTCGAACAACATCGAGATCGTGAAGGTGACGGCGCGCGCGTCCGGCGCCGATACCCTGAGCATCACTCGGGCCCAGGAGGGAACCACCGCCAGGTCGTGGAGCATTGGCGACATCGTGGAGCTTCGCCTTACGGCCGGCACGGTGGCCACGGTCGACGGCACGCAAACCCTCAAGAACAAGACCATCAGCGGCGCGGACAACACGCTGACCAACATCCCGGGCGCAAACGTGACGGGCACGGTTCCTTCTGCCGCCACGGCCGGCGCCTGCACCGGCAATGCCGCGACCGCCACCACGGCGGATGCATGCACCGGGAATTCTGCGACGGCTACCAACGCCACCACCGCTGCCACTGTGTCGACAACCGTGGCGTCTGGTGCAGTGGGCACCACGCAGTCACCGGGCGACAACTCCACGAAAATCGCGACCACGGCCTATACGGATGCCGCCGTGGCAGCGATCCCGGCCGCCAGCACATCCACGTCGGGAAAGGTGGAGCTTGCGACCACGGCAGAACTGCAGGCCGGCACCGATGCGGACCGGGCTGTTACCGCTGCCGCCATCAAGGGAGCGCTGGGGTTCTCGAAGTTCTTCGAGAGCACTGACCAGACGATCACGCCCAACAGCGTACTCCCGGTTCCCCACAGTTTTTCCGCGCGGCCGAAAATGTTCACTGCGGTGCTCAAGTGCGCCACCGATGAGCTCGGCTACGTGGCGGGCGACGAGGCTGAGATCATCCAAACCGTTCCAGGCACAAGCGTGATTCAACTCAATGCCGACGCCACCAATGTGAACATCGGCTACACCGGGTCGAACACCCAGGTTTTGCGCAAGGACACCCAGGTGGCGGCCAACATCACTGCCGGCAACTGGCGTTTTGTGGTGCGGGCCTGGGTGTAGGACTGTCGCGCGATGCCGCAACCCATTCGGATTGTCCCCTTCCTGGGCATGTCGCCCCGGGTTGCAGAGCGGCTGCTTCCCGATGGCGCGGCCGTCGACGCAACGAACCTCGTTATCACGTCCGGCGAGATCCGCCCGATCAAGAAGCCCATGCTTGTGGAGTTGCCGGCCGGGTCCGGGCCATGGCTGGCTGTGTACCGCGCGGAGTACGGCGGCGCCGAAGAGTGGTTGTCCTGGGTGGTGGATGTGGATGTTGCGCGCGTGCCACTGTCCACCGATGTCGAGGCGCGCTACTGCTGGACCGGCGACAACGAGCCCCGCATGGCCGTGTTCAGCGGGTTGCCGTCCACCTTCTACTCGCTGGGGATCCCGGCGCCCAAGGCGGCGCCCAGCGTAGGCCACAGTGGTGGGACCGGCTCTGCTGTGTCACGGGTCTACGGGTACACGTTCTTTTCCGCGCTGGGCGAAGAGTCGGCCATGTCGCCGGCCAGCACGCTCACGGCCGGCAAGGTTGACGGCACCTGGGCGATCACCGGCATGGACGCTTTTCCGGCGAATTCGGGCACTGTCACTGGTGTGCACTCGGCCGGCTTCACCACGTTCACCATGGCGGCCTCGGCCAATCATTGGCTGCGGGCCGGCGAGGAAGTGACGATTGCCAGCGTCGACATGCTGGTGACAGAGACCCCAACTGCCGACACCTTCAAGGTAGCGGGGAACTATGCCGCGGCGACCAGTTGGGCCCGGGTGGCTCCCTGGAACACCAGCGGCATGAAGCGCCGGCTGTACCGATCGGCCGGCACCAATGCCACGTACCAGTTGGTGGCCGACAACGTGTCGACCTCCTACAACGACACTCTGACAGATTCCGCCATCCTGGGCGATGAACTGATCTCGGCTACCTGGGTGCTGCCACCGGTGGACCTGGCCGGCATCATCGCGTTGCCCAACGGCTCCATGTGCGGGTTTTCCGGGAATCAACTGTGTTTCTCCGAACCGTACCAGGCCCATGCCTGGCCGGTGGCGAACCAGTACGGCACCGACTTCGAGATTGTGGGCATCGCGGCCTACGACAGCACGGTGGTGGCGGCCACGGCCGGAAGCCCTGCCGCATTCACCGGCATCGACCCGGCTTCGATGTCGCCCGAGAAGATCAACAACGTGTGGCCCTGCCTGTCCAAGCGCGGGGTGGTTGCCGTCGAGGATGGTGTTGTCTACCCCACCGCCTACGGCCTGGCCTACATCGGCTCCAGCGGCCCGGCGATCATGACGCAACCGATGTTCTCGAAAGTGGAGTGGGCGCCGCTCAACCCCGCGTCGATGGTGGGTGCTGTGAGCGAGGGGCGGATCTTCATGCGCTGGACCGGCACCGATGGCACGGCCGGGGTGATGGTGTTCAGCGGTGCCGACCAGGTGGGCCTGACGCTGCTCTCGGCCACGCCGGACGAGCTCTACGCGGACCCGCGCAACGGCAAGCTGTATTTTGTGGACTCGACCGGCATCAGCCAATATGACGCCGACACGGGCGATCGGCTGATCTATTCGTGGCGGTCGAAAGAATACTACCTGCCCACGCCCGGCAATTTCGGCGCGGCCAGGGTGGACTTCGTGAGCGAACAGAGCCAAGCCGACTATGACGCGGCCCAGGCTGCGTATTTGGCGGCCGTGGCGGCCAATGCTGTGCTGCTGTCTGCCTACGCCGGTGCCGGCGCCCTGGGCGGATCGGCCATCAATGCGCGGCTGCTCAACGGCTCCACGCTGGCCAACCTGAGCGCGCCGGCCCTGGCCGGGCTGACGTTCACGCTGTACTACAACGGCGAGGCCTACTTTTCCAAGACCATGGCGCAAAGCGGATCCTTCAAGATGCGCGCCGGCAAAAAGACCGATGCGGTCTCCATAGGCATCAATGGCACGGTGCGCGTCAAGTCGGTTGTCATCGGGGAAACCCTACAGTCACTCAAGCAGGTATGAAACGCTCGATCCCTTCCATTCCGAAGCCGGGCAACCCGCGGGCGAGCTTTGACCAGGCCGTCAAGGAAAACCTGGAGACCATCACCGGCCAGCGCGGCGACAAGATCGCCCCCCTAGCGGACACCGCGACCACGGCTGAGATTGTGGCCAAAGTGAACGAGATCCTGGCCCGGCTCCAGTAAACGTGGCAAGCATGGCACGCTTGGCGGACCATGATCGAGCCCCCTGAGACCGCCCTTGTCGACCGCCTGCAATGGTTTGCCGGCGACCGTGACGCGCTGGATCTGTACGAGCGGTTGGTGTACGTGGCGCATGCCTGGGATGACCTGGTGGACCAGGACAAGCCGGTCGACGTGTCCAAGCTGATGGCGAATTTGCTGCTGTACCTGCCGTCCAACCCCTGCTATGTCAGGTACCAGGGCGAACTGCGGGCGCTGTTCATGGTGGGCATGGTGGGATACGAGGCTGCGAACCTGATCGAGGGCGGGGAGCGCACAGGGCACCAGTTGGAACTCGCGCATTACCTGCGCTACGCGGTGATGCACGCGGCCGTGTTCCTTATCGCGGCGCTCAACGGCATCGAGCGAGGCGCGCAGATTCTGGCAACGGCGGCGCCGGTGATGTTGCCGGAACGCCTGGCCGACTATTTGAAGGAGCACGAACGTGATCGTATTCAGCCGACATAACGGGTACTCGCGCGACGGGCGCCGCTTGATGCACCTGGATCTCGGGGGCGATGCGCCACCGCCACCGGATTACACGCCGGTAGCCAACGCATCGAAGGAATCCGCGCAGATTGCCGCGGATCTCGGCCGCGAACAGATTGCGGAGGGCAAGCGCCAGTACGACCAGAACATGCTGGTGGCAAAGCCGGTTGTCGATGCGCAGCTGGACATCATGAAGCAGAACATTGCCCAGGGCAATGACTACTTCGACTACCTGAAAACCAAAGCGCGCCCGGTCGAGGACGCCCTGAACACCGAGGCTATGGCGGCCGGATCGGATCGGCTGCAGACCGAAGCCGCTGACCGCGCCGTGGCCGATGTTCGCCAGGGCACCACGGCAAGCCAGAACCAGATCATCCGCCAGGGCCTGCGGTACGGGTTCAACCCCGCAAAGCTCGCCGGTGCGGGCGGCACCATGGCTGCATCCCAGGGCCTGGCCGAAGCCACGGCCGCCAATTCCGCCCGCGAGAAAGAGAAGTCGCTGGGCTTTGCCAAGAAGCTGGACGTTGCCGGCTTGTACCGGGGTCTGCCAGGCGCATCGACGGGTGCCTACCAGGTGGCCACCGGCGCCGGTAATTCGGCCGTGGCGAACCAGGGCGCGGGCGGCGCGGCCTACCTGGGCGCCATGGGGCAGGGCGCGAACACCACGATGCAGGGCCGGCAGGTCGCCATGCAAGGTCTGACCGGGGTGCTCAACGCTCAGACCAGCTACGCGAACACCGTGGCGAATTCTGGTGGTGGCGCTGCGGGTGGGATCGGATCCTTGCTGGGTGGCGCGGCCAGCCTGTACACGGCATTCGGGTCGCATCCGGACTACAAGCAAAACATCGAGCGCGTGGGCGACCACCCGCTGGGCATCGGGGTCTACGACTTCGAATACCGCGAGGAATATCGCGACAAGTGGGGCCACGGGCGCCAGCGCGGGGTGATGGCCACCGAAGTACAGACGGTTCTGCCTGCCGCGGTGAAGCTAGACGCCGATGGCCACACGGTTGTCGATTACTCCATGCTGGTGCAATAAGGGGCGAACATGGCACGACGCAGAAACAACCTGTCTGAGTTCATGGACGGGTTCAACCAGACCTACGGGTCTGTGCGCAAGGTCCTGCAGGACAAGGAACTGATGGACATCGCCAAAGCCAATGTCGAGGACCTTGCGCCCGTCGACGATGTGGTGATGACGCCCGGCGCGGACGGCGGGCCGGCTTCTGGCACGACGGTGCCCACGGCGCCACGGCAAACCCGCTTCCTGGGACAGACCTACGACAAGCCGCTGACCGATGGCCAAGTGGGCAATGCCCGCAACATGGCGATGGCCGGCGTGATGAAGAAGTACGGCGACCCGGTGGGCGGCCTGCGCCTTGAGCAACAGGCGCGCGAGGGCGAACAGCGCGACAGGCTTACCGCCCTGCAGATTGGCGGCGCTGAGCGGCAGGCTGAGCGCGACAAAAAGTCGGATGCGCACACGGCCGCGCTCGAAGCTGTCGACCAGGACGTGGCCACCTGGGCCAAGAGTCGCCTTGTCAACCCGGACGGCACTCCGCGCGAAATGACCATCGACGACCAGCTGGCAACCGGGCAGTACCGTGTTTCCAAGCTGATCGCGGCCGGCAAGCTGGCCGAGGCGAATGCGCTGGCCAAAGACAATATGTCGTTCGCATCCAACAAGATCCAGTTGGAGACCCAGGCGCGCAACGAGGCGCTGACCCAGGTGTCCGCGGCGGCGGCGGCCGGCGACCTGAGCAAGGTGGCCGCCTTCTACGACCGCTTTGTGCCGGACGGGGCGAAGGTGGCCGGCATTGTGGTGGATCCGGATACCGGCAAGATCACGATTCAGCGCGAGACCATCGACGGGCGCCCGGCGCGCGAAGTGACGTTCAAAGACCGCAATGAACTGCTGGCCGGGCTCAACGTGTTCAAGGACCCAATGTCCTTGTACAACTTCTCGCAGGCTGAATTCGCGCGCAACCTCCAGACCAAGGCGGATGCGCGCGCTGAGCGGGGCGCGGTGCTGGCTGAAAATGCCGACAAGCGCGCTGACAAGGCGCTGACCATCCAAGCCGGCACGGCCGCGGCATCCAACGCCCTGAGCGCCGCGCAGCTGGCCAAGATCCGCGAAGAGACCGAAAACAAGAAGGCCCTGGGCGACATCCAGGAATCCCTGGTCAAGGCGATCGAGAACGGCGACAAGGCCGGCGAGACCAAGGCCCGCGCGAAACTCATGAGCCTGACGATCGGAGCCAAGGGCGTGCAAATGTCCGACACCGAGCGCAAGGCCAATTTTTTCCTCGCGTCCGGCGCTGCCAAGACCCCGATGGAAGCCGCGCAGATGGCGCACGAAAAGGTGCAGTCGAGCCCGAAGGACGACTACCTCAAGCTCACGACCAGCGCGATGCCGCTGCAGGGCGAGCAGCTGGACGAGGCCATGGCCACGCTGCACGGCGCCAACTGGAAAACCAAGGTGCAGGGCCGGGGTGCTGGCGCTCCAGAAAAGCCAGCGACCCAGGATGCTGCCCACACCCAGGCCAAGGCTGCGCTGGCCGGTGGCGCATCCAAGGCCGCTGTGAACGAGCGATTGAAGTCCATGGGGTACGCGCCACTGCCGTGACGTGGAGCTCTAACCCTGCAGCGGCCTAGCCAGTATTTCAGGCGAGCGTAGGGATTTCGGTCTGTACCCCCAACTCCAGCAGCATCCCTGCCACCGGTATTCTGGTGCTTTGAACTAACGCCGTACACCGCTGTCGCTTGAGCGATGGCATTGTCTCTTGTCCGTTTCAGCGTGGCAAGCATGGCACCCTCGCGGGACGCTTTTGGAGGTCCCGCATGGGTGCTTTTGACGATCTGGTGCCGGGTTCCGGTACCGGCGCATTCGACGATCTGGTTCCGGCAAAAAAGAAGCCTGGGATCCTGGACGACATCAAGAATTTCGCCACCAGGCTAATCGACACCGAAAACGAGGGGATCGACCAGCGGCGGCGCACCGACTTGCTTGCCGGCGCCGAACGCTCCAACGCAGCCGCGCAGGCGGCGATCACCCGCCAGAGCACAGGCCTGAACGAGGCCGAAGCCGCCCAGGCCGCACAAGCTGCCCAGGCCAATGCCCGGTTCCAGAGATCCCCCGCCAATGTGCTGACGAACGCGGCCGGCGCTGGCGTGGATCTCGCGCAGGACCTTGCCGTGTCCGGCGCCAAGGGTGTCGTGGGGTTTGGCGAATCGGCTGTGGGCCTGGCGGATCTCGCCACCGGCTGGACCGGCGTCACCCTGGGCGGCGTGCTCAAAGACGTGGCCGGCTACGACCCGGAAGCGGCTAAGAAATTCCTGGAAGGGTTCAACTCCGACCGCGGGCAGGCTGACAATGCCGGCCTGGCCAAGACCAAGGGCTTTGTCGACACCCTGGCCGAACTCGGCGGCAACCCGCGCCTGATGGCGCAACAGATCTTCGAGTCGCTGCCGGGCACGATCGGCGCCGGTGCCGTGGGTGGCGTGGTGGCCAACCGGTTTGCGGCCGGGTTCCTCAAGGAAGCGACCAGCAAGGGCCTGGTGGGCACGGCGGCCCAAGAGTATGTTGCGAAGGCGCTGGCCGACAACTCGGCGCGCATCACCAAGGCGGTCATGCTGGCGGCGGCCGGCGCCGAAGGGGCGCAGTCGGCCGGATCCATCGCGGAGAGCGCGCGCCAGGCCGGCCGGGAGTGGAAGGATTACGTCCTGCCGGCGATCGGCGCCGGTGTCGGTACAGCGGCGATCGGCCTGGGAGCCGGAAAGCTGGCCACCAAGATGGGTGTTGGCGACATCGAGACCGACATCGCGCTGCG